TTGCCGAACCGAACCCGACGGAAAATTCCGCGTCTGGCGCATCGCCTGACCTCCCCAGACGGCGGGCGTTCCCCTGCGTCCGCCGCGAGGATGAGTTCAGACACGGCACCCAAGCCAAGGAGGTTCACGGTGGGCGACTTAATCAAACTGCATCGCGGCACCTACGATCCGCAATTTCCCCGCTACGTCCGTCCGATCCCGCACGAGCACAAGGCCCGGGCAATGGGCGATCCGGATGCGGTGTTCGCCCGCGAAGATCTGTCGGCAAGATTCAGCGGACCAGCGCGGCATTACCGCATTGGCGAGCCGAGCCTGTTCGCGGAGATTTTCGCGGAGCCGGGATCGCATCTGATCGTCGGCCTGCTCGGGTTTGCTGCGGGCTGCTTCGGGACGGTCGGGATCGCCTACCTGATTTCGATGGCGGCGTTCTGATGGCGCGCCTCATCACCGCCGACGCAAGCAAGGTCTCTGCCAGGCAATTCCTTCGCCATGTGTTCGGGCCACCCATTCACGAAGTCCTCGCAGCCATGTCGGACGAGGATTTCGAGCGGGAATATCAGGCGTGTCTCAAACGCAAGGGCGATCCACTTGTCGCGCACATGGTGGGCGAGAAATTCCGGCGGTGCCTGATGGAGAGGAACGCGGCGATCCTTGACCTGACGCCAGACGAAATCGGCGATCCGCTTCTGAAATCGCGGAGGGCAGCGTGAAATGGCTTCAGCGCCATTCTTCCCGTTCGCAACGTGGATTCCGATCCTTGATGGGGACGATGAGGCGCGACGGTTCTTCGACCGGCACTATAGCCGCAAGTTCTACAAGGACGGACGCAGACCAAAGCTATTCGTCGGCCCAGGCGAGAAGATGGTTCTCACGACGCCATGCCGCCGCGCCCTGTTTGTCTGGCGCAAGTTCATTAGCGGTGACGGCCAGCAGGGAATCAACTGCGCGATCTTTCGCAATGAAGGAGCGGGACTTTCCAGCTTCCTCATTCGGGAGGCCGACCAGCTTGCGGACGGGCGATGGCCCGGTGAGCGTCACTACACATACGTCAACCCGCGCAAAGTTTGGTCCAGCAATCCAGGCTTCTGCTTCGTGCAGGCCGGATGGCGCAAATGCGGCGTCACCAAACGCAACAAACTCATCATTCTGGAGAAAGTAAAATGAGCAACAAGGAAATCGACATCACCAGTGAAGAGTTCCGCGTTTACACTTATCCGGACGGCTCGACATTTCGCATCGACAACCCCGCCACGCTTTACGTTCTCATCGATGAAAAGGGCGGCGCCACGCACCGCGTCGTTGACGTTGATGGCGTAACTCATCGTCCTGAGCGCGGGTATGTCGGCATTTCGTGGGCCGCGAAGGAAGGCGCGCCGAAGTTCGTGGCATGACCCACATCGAGAAAATCTACGAAGCCGATCCGGAAGCGCTCGCATCAATCTTTGAAGTGGCATTCATGCGCCTTGGCGAGCTGGGCCGGGACGGAGGTGTAGCAGTATGCGGCCGCCTGAAAGGCCACGAAGGATGGGATGTCGAAGAGGGCATCGCACAACTTGAGCCGCTCTACGCAGAGCAATCCTCATGAACCCGATCGAACACGCCTGCGCCCAGCTTCTCGACCGTCAGGCAAAGCGGAACACGCTGCATTTGCGGTTTGGCTCGGCAATGAAATCCACCAAGGGACGGCGTGAGGCCAATAATCTCACGTCGCGCGACAAGTGAACGCTCAGACCAAGATCGAAGCCGTGAAGGGTGTCCATCGCAAGCTATCTGCGGCGCGGCGGCAGTTCCACACGCTCAAGCTCAAGAAGTCCGGCAAGAACACATTCGCCGGTTACGATTATTTCGAGCTTGGCGATTTTCTCGTTCCGGCGCTCCAGGTATTCGATGATGTAGGGCTGGGCGCGACCGTCAGCTTTACCAGCGACGTGGCCTCACTGACCATCGTTGACCTCGACAACCCTGAAGATCGGATCGTGCTTACGTCGCCTATGGGATCGGCGGCATTGAAGGGCTGTCACGAAGTCCAGAATATCGGCGCGGTGGAAACATACCAGCGGCGCTACCTATGGGTCGCCGCGCTGGAGATTGTCGAGCACGATGCGCTGGACGCCACGCAGGGCAGGGTCGAGCCTGAAAAGAAAGCGACCGGCCATGTAACCGAGGCCCAGCTTCACAAGCTCCAGGATAAGGCCAACGCGGTCGGAGCCGACCTTGCGCGCTTCTGTGCCTATTTCGGAATCGCCAGCCTCAAGGAAGTCCCCGCCGACAAGTTCGACGCGGCAATGGCGGCGCTGGATGCGAAGGCCAAGAAGGCGCAGCCGGAGATGGCGAAATGAACCCGCAAGGCTCGGACGCTTGGCTTCAGGAGCGCTGCGGGCGCGTGACGGCTTCGCGCATCGCTGATCTGATGGCCCGCACTAAAACGGGCTGGGGTGCATCACGCACCAACTACCGTTCGCAGCTCATTTGCGAGCGGCTGACCGGCTGTGTCCAACCGTCATTCACCAATGCAGCGATGATCCACGGGACGGAAACCGAACCCGAGGCGAGGAGGGCTTATGAGTTCTTCGTTGACCGCGACGTTCAACAGGTCGGGTTCATCCTGCATCCGACGATTGAGATGGCGGGTGCATCTCCTGATGGTCTTGTTGGAGACGACGGACTGCTGGAGCTTAAATGCCCCCTATCAGCTACCCACATCGAAACGCTCCTGACCGGCGCGATCCCTGACAAGTATTTCAAGCAGATCCAGTTCCAGATGGCCTGCACGGGCCGCGCCTGGTGCGACTTCGCCAGCTACGACAACCGGCTCCCCGAGCGGATGCGGCTCTACGTCAAGCGCATCGAACGTGACGACGAGGCGGTAGCGGAAATAGAGGCCGAGATTCGCGCCTTCATCAAGGAAATCGACGAAACCGTGGACGCCCTGCGCGCCCGCTACGAACAACTGGAGGAAGCCGCCTGATGGCCTACGACAACACGAACCGCTGGACGCTCAACAAGAACGACCGGAAAGAGAAAGAGACGCATCCCGATTACAAGGGTTCGCTCAACGTCAACGGCATCGATTACTGGCTGGATGGCTGGATCAAGGACAGCGCGAACGGAAAGTTCATCTCCGGCACGTTGAAGCCGAAGAACGGCGATTCATCCAAGCAGATGCCCGCAGTCGGCTCCTACACGGCGGGCGATGACGGGGAAGAAATTCCCTTCTGATGTTCGTCGATATCCGCCCTCGCAAGCGCAATGCACCCCGTCCCGCGTGGAAGGTCGCGAAAGCCTATCATCAATGGCTTCGCGGTAGGCCGTGCGCGATGGAGCGCCTTGGCGGTTGCTGGGGGCGGATGGAGGCGGCGCACACGCCGGACCCGGCCTCAAAGGGAGTCGGGACCAAGGCAGCTGACCATAACGCGATCCCGCTCTGCCAGGGCCACCACAAGCTGCACACCGACAAGGGATGGTCCGCGATCGGGCTTACGCGAGACGCCGCTCAGGTTCTCGCCGCCGCCTACTGGTCCGCATGGAAGGGCGACAAGGGGGAATTGGCAAATGGCTGACGAAGCCCCCCTGTTCTTCGAGCGCCGTTTGGGCGGCCTGTTCCCCGCTTGCCCAGCTGCCGAGAAAGCCCTTGCGGCCGTGAGCGGTCGCGTTCGCGTCAAGATCACCCGCACCCAGGGCAACAACAAGCGGATCGCGCTCTACTGGATCGTGCTCGGGATCGCCGCGCCCATGCTGGACGAACAGGCTCCGGGCCTAACCGACAAGCTCCTGCACAACGTCCTCAAGGACAGGGCCGGTCTGGTCAAGATCGTCACCCTGCCGAGCGGGGAGCAGATCAAGGATTACGACTCAATCAGCTTCGCCAGCATGACGGAGCCGGAGCGCGCGGGGTTCATCGACTTCGCGTTCACGACATTGAGCAAGTGGCTTGGCGTCGATGTGGACACTCTCACGACAGAAGCGAGGAACGCAGCATGATCCACGAAGAGCTTACGCTATCGCCATTCGAGCGAGCGCACTTTGGCCGGCGCAACGAGTTCGTCTTTCGCCGCCATGAGAGCCTGCCGGACGACGCGGCGCGATCGATCCGCCGCCGTGCTCACCCCGCCTGGTCGCAAATGCGCGTCGAATATCGCGTATCAGGAGCCTCCTCATGACCACCCCTACCATCGCCAGCGGGACCGGAGTCCGCACAATGACCGCCCCCGCTGACACAGTGGCGAGCCTTCCGGTTGTGCGGGACATCCCGCGCGAAATCGTCGAGCAGGTGCTTTCGATGGGCCGCGTCGAATGGGGCGCAACCGACGAACTGACCAGCGCAGGACACTTGGCGCACTTGGAGGAAACGCTTCGCCTTACCCGCGAGCACTTCAACTTCGAGGACGTGCCGGTTCGGATGCACGGCGTTTATCTCGAAGGGCT